CTCTATAGCCTCTTCTTTTAAAATGGTATAATAATCTTGCTTTGTTATTCTCAGCAAGTATTGGCATACCGTAAAATACACAGGCCATAAGCACTTCTTCAAAAAATATCTCCGCGGTTTGCGGTCTAGCTATATATTCTAAAAAGAAATGGTTTGGTGGAACGTCTTCCATTGAAAACTTAGTTAACCCGTGAAGTGAACCATTAGATCCTCTTACATCAACTGTTCCGGATATATCGTAACTATCACATCCAAATGCGCCTAAGTGTTCATTCCCTGGATATTTAAGCCCATCCTTTATCATTACGCGGTTTTGAAGATGTTTCGGTGGAACCCAAGATATTAAGAACCTCCCCTCTTTACTTGGATAGAATACGACGTTTGAATCTTGTATACCATTTTCCCATTGAAAACTGCCTTGCGTTATAACTTGTGAATTTCGTAGATCATCATTGTAATCTATTTGTTCGTATATTTTTGTAAGATTAAACAAAGATTGTTTTGTCTCATCTCTAAATGCGTGTTGTTCTGTTCTTGGAAACTGACGATAGTATTCGTTTAAACCATCTTGGTCTTGTTTTAAACCATCAACTTCATTTTGCCAGTGTTCAATAACTCCATATTCTATATAGTTCCCATCTATACCTTTAACGGGTTTTTCTGGAGTATCGAATACAGGTATCCCATAAGTATCAATGAATCCTTCGTACGACCATTCCATAGGTATGAACAAACTATATAGTCCTGAACTAGTTTGTCCATTGCGGTTTCTTTTTGTAACATCTGAATCGTTATATAGTCTTTTGAAGTTTTCACCTCCTTTGTCTAAAGCATTTGAGGTTGAACCCATCATACACTTTCCAATAACTCTACTACCTAATCTGAGTGTTGTTTTAGTAACACGCCAGTTATTTAATATGTTATCGGGTCTTTCCCATTTACCACTTTCATCGTGTACTAATAATTTTAATTTTTCACCATCATAACTATTGTCACCAGTATTCTTCCAGTCAATTGTTGTATCTAATCCTTCAAGGTCTTCTAACTTATCATTAGAATCTAATTTTCTTCTCGTTAATTTAGATGCAGGTATTCTATATGCTAATTCAGTTTTGGGTCTATCCATACCATCTTGGATAGGCTTGAAAAAGAAAGGATAATTAACCGAGATAGGCACCACCTTATCTGTAAACATTTTTTTAGCATCCGCCCCAGACTTAGATAGTATACCAAACCTTGAGTCGCTAGATATTGTTGCTTGATTAACGAGCTCTGCAGAAGACATAAATGAGAATCCAGAACGTCTGTTCTTTAAATAACACATTCCATAACATCTTGGATCTGCTTTACAAGCCTCCCAAAATATAAAGAATAATCTATTTGATTCTCTAAAATCTGCTGCTCCAACATCTATCTTGCTCCATTGCAAGTACATATAATGTGTACCTGTTATATACGTAGGTTTACCATTGCTATAATAAGTAAAACCCTCATCTCTTCTTTTAAATTCTTGATCTATATAATCATACCAATACTCCTTAAAACTGTCAGGATGTTTACTCCAATCGGCAACATTTTTAATCTTATCCAATTCTTTAGGATACTTAGTTTGTTCCCAATATTGTTCTTCTTTTGTTTCAGATCGTTTGTGTACGTCTTCGGCAAAAGGCAATGCAATTCTAAGATTTTGTATTTCATATATTTCGCCAATCTTGCCTGTCTTACTGATAACAACTACATCATAGTCTTTATCATATCCGTATTTCCATTTATTTAACCTATTGTTCTTTTTAATAACTGTAGGCTTTATATAATCTGGTAATACTTTATATAAAGTTTGTTCGTACATTATCTAGACCTCCCTTCTGCAAATCCTTTAAATGGTTTTGCTGTAGTTTCTTTAGAAGCTTCCTCAATCATTTTTGTTTCGTCTTCTATTCTAGCAAGAATTTCAAACGCATCAAATATTGCTAATTTTTTTGTCGCTGCTGCATTCTTTAATTTGTCTGCTGATAAATCATCATCGCCATTATTTAATATAGCTTCTTCCGCAACTTTAATTAGCTCCAATACCGCTTTGTGCCCAGCTTGGATTATATTCAACTTCGTTTCCTTTGTATCCATATTTAATTACAATATCATTAGATTTCATACAATATAATCGCTGGCCCTCTACAATAAACTCATACTCGCCATTAGGGGTATAGCCTACTAGATCTCCAGGATTGATTTTAAGCTTGTTTAAGGAATCATTTCCGTATTTTAATATACCAATAAGTTCTCTTTCTTTATCTAGCTTAAAATTATCATTATTCTTTATTGGTTTTACAAAACATCTATCGTTAAATGCAATCCATTTCTTATCATTCTTGTATAAGTAAATTTGGTCTACATTGCAAAAGTATTGATCATCTCTAAAATATGATGAACTATTCTTGCTTTTGCCTTTCATGTCATAAAACCTTCTAAATACATTATGGTGAATTACTACTAAATCTCCTTCCTTAATTTCTGTTTTGAATGCTAAAGGAGTTGAAATCACAACCGCTACATTATTAACAGATTTAAAACTTTCTATTTTCGTATTCAGTAATAATTCTTTATTATCTACCGTAATGCTATTTTCATATCTTTCGCCTAATGGCTTAACTATAAAGTTAAATACACTTCTCATCAATATTCTAAATCATATTCAACAGAAATAGCCATATTAGAATTAAACTTCTTCCACGGCATTATTTCATCTCCTTTTTTTATATGAATATTATAAGAGTTTTCTAGTTCGTTAAACAATATATGGGAAATCTCATGACCTCCATATACTGTTTGTCCTATAGAATAATGCATGGCATCGTTCTTATAATCTGAACCTATACTTATTTTTCTTATAACAGAACTCACAATTAGTCTTCGCTTAAATCAGTTGATCCACTTTCTTTTACAATGTTTGTATAAGAACCGTCTTGTAGATTAATATTAATCGGGCCGTATTCCGCTTCAATTTCTGATTTGAACTCTTCAATTGATTTGTTTACATCGGCTAGTTGGTGAAGATAACTATGCTTTTGCGATTCTGCAACTCCTATGTTTGTTAATAGTGTTTGCAAATCTTTCTGCCCCGCATTAATTTTTTCTAATTGTTCTGCTGTAATCTTTTTAATTTCCATTTTATTTAATTTGATTGTTTAATATATGTAATTACGTATTATAATTTATTTTAGTTTACTTTTTTAGCCAGTCCAAATTGCATAAGGTCTTTTTTATCAGCCTCGTTAAGATCTTGTTTTGCGCCTGTTCTAATATTAACATAATTAGCTGATCTATTACGGCTACTCATATTAGCGGTGCTGTCCGCTTTATATCCAGCATATAAATCCTCTTTAGTCTGAGATTTATTATTTCGATAATTATAATATGCCGGATTTGTTTTATTCTCCATTCCCGCAACAACTGATTTACGTATCACTTTCCCTCCACTTACAACTTGGTCCGGAGTATCCCCTTTACCTTTAACATACCTAGGCTCATAAGCATCTGCTTCTTGCGAGCCAGTTGTTTCATTTAGTGTTGTAGCGCCAAACTTTCCTTTATTATTACTAATTCCCTCTTTTATTGATTTTTGGCTTTTAGTATAGTTGCTTGTTTTTTCAATTTCTGTATTAGCAGCAGAACCACTATTTAAACTTGTAGGTAAACCCGCTCCTGTTTTAGGACCGTTACCTCTTCCTGGTGTTGGAGTATATGCCATATTATTTTTTCTTTTTAGCTTTTGCTTTTTCTTTCATTTGCATTTTTTTGCCTTCACCTTTTTCGTGTTTGGCCATTGCCGCTTTAGAACCGTATTTTTCACCAGTAGCTTTTTCTGTAACCATTTTTTTCATAATAATTATTCTTCAGTTTTGTTAATATTTTTTTTATCCGTATATAACGCCATCCATCTGTTAATTGTGTAGCCAATTGAAACAACTAACAACATTATTTTTAATATTGGCTCTATTGCAGTCATACTTACAACCATTGCGGTGCTGTTAAATAAATATATTTTTAAATCAGTATGCCCCATTAGAACGCCTTTTTGCTTTTTGAGTAATTGGACAGCCACAAGACATTGGCTTGTCATTATTTAAGATAATACCATCTTTTCCAGAACTGCTTCCTTTCCCTTTTGGAAAACCAGTTGTATCAAAAGGACCATTCCATAGAACGTTTGCTCCTAGTCCAGATCTTTTAGCTTCCACATCAAGTGATGTCATTGGATGCACTTTAGCATTTATATTCATAATTAATAAGTTTGTAGGTTATTGTCAGGCATAATTTGCGTTTGAACATTTTGAGGTGCGGCGACTGGAACACTAGGTGTAACATATTGCGTAGTAGGATTTGCTCCAGTAAAGGATGTTCCAACTGTTCTGTTAAATGTATTTGGCATTTGCATACCATTTACACCTTGTAGCGTTTGCATATTACCCATTGCATTTGGATTAATTGCATTTGACTGCAATTGATTCGGGTTTAGGTTATAGTTGTCTATCATTTTAATTATTTTTATTAACGTTTTCTATTGCTTTTTTTAATACTATATCACTATATGTTTTACCTTTCATTATAGGGTTTCTTTGTGTGCTAGTAGGTATTTCTTCGATACCGAGCATTATGCGGTACATTCTACTTATTAATTGTTTGCACTTAAAAGAAACTTTATATATATGATATTTCTGTGTTGTATGATTTCTAGGTC